CTTTAATTTTTTTTTCAAGATCAAAAATTTCATCATTCAGTTTCTTTTTATATCTCATGGTTGCCATGAGATCTTCATAAGGTTTCATTTGTTTATTGACTTCTGCTGGAGGAGCTCCAGTCTTAACCATAAAATCATATGCTTTATTTCTTAAACTTACAATATCTTCATACCTAAACTTCAATCCAGATTTTGTAACAGATTCTCCTCCAACAAGTTGTTGAAGTGCAGGTCTAGCAACATTTTGTAATGTTGCTGCTGCTGCACCTGCTGCAAGACCAGCAAGTGCTGCAAGACCGGCAGGAGATGCTAAGAATCCAAATGCTGCAGTGAGGGCAGGAATGGCAATAGTAGAAATCGCACTGGTTAATGCTAATAAAGTTGGAGCAATAGGTAGTAAAGCAATAGCAAGTAATCCACCAAGTATTAACCCAGCATTATTTTGTAAGAAGTTAGCAAACCCATCAATTGCTTTTTGATTTGCTGGATCTTTCAACCACTTAAACAATCCAAGAACAACAGAACCCAAAAGAACATTCGTAAAGAATCTTTTAATCGCACCAAAGAAATCATCAACAGGTTTTGTAAGTGCTTTAAGTATAGGTGACTTTGGTTTCTTCTTTTCTAATGTTGATTCTCTTTCCTTCTTCTTTTTCTTTTCTGTTTCTTTTCTATCTTCTTGTGCTGCTTTCTGTTCTGTCTTACTTTGACTTGATAACAAAGTTCTAATGGTAATCAAAGACTCTAAGATATTACCAATACCATTTAATAAGTCTTCCTGTAAATTTTCAGTATCAACTACAGGTTTTTTCTCTTGTTCGGGTGCTACCTCTGCTGCTTGTGGTATAAGTTTCTGAGCCTTTACAATCGCACCAGATGGAGTTGGTTGTTTACGATCTAATACTTTATTAATATCAACCTTTTTAGGTTTAACCTTAAATCTACCAGTCTTATTCCTTACTCTCTTGAGTTCATTCGTAACTAACTCAATACTCTCAGTTGTCATCTGAGAGTCTGGCATTCTTCCCTTAACTGCTGCTTCTTTTAAGAGAGAAGCATATTCTTCATAAGTTAAGTCAAAGACTTCTTCCAATCCTAAGATAGAAAGAATCTGAGAGTCTATATCTTCTTCTACTAAATCTTCTGGTTTTTTTGGTATGACAGCAAGTGCGGAAGATGATTGTGGCGCATCCTCATTTTTAATACTTTCCAACAGATCATCCAAACCAGGGATGTTATCATCATCCTCTTCTTGAATGCTCTTAAGTAGATCGTCTAAACTGGGAATGTTATCAGCCATTCTGTTGCTGTCTTAGTTTTTCATCTTCCAGATGTTGTTGTAATAAACCAATATAGACATCTCGTTCCCAAGGAATCAAGTTTTCAACCTCTGTTAATGAATATTTATGGAACTGCATCAAGGCAAAGTTAATCTTGTAGTAGTTCTCAAGGTCCATATGGACCATTCCTATGCGAAAAAACTTGATAACCCTTCTAATACTACAGTACTTTCTACTTTTGTCTTAGGATTTGTAAAGGTAATTTCGTGAGACAACTTAGGCATCGTCTCAAAGAACTTCTCAATTTGCTTGAACTGAATGGAGTTCATCTGCTCTAAGAAATCAACCAGTTCTTTCTTAGTTACATCAGCAGCAACCCACACTTCTTCTTGACTATAAATCTTATCCACACAAGAAGCAATCAGATCAAATGACTGATCGATACCAACATTACCAGACATATCAAAGTTGTTCTTAATGAACTGATCAAGTGATGGATACTTCATTTCCATCATCAAATTATCATCAAGTTTAATCTTATTGGTATGATCTTCTTTCTTCTGAACTTGAATCTCATCAATATTGATCGTCACAGGCACTGATGTTTCTCCATCATCAGGTGCAATCAAATTCACTTGAATCTCTTCACCTACAGACTTACCACGAATGTTCAAGAACAGATATTCAATATCAAAGGTTGGTAATGTTTCTACCTTAATACCTTTTGTTTGAATACAATTCTTGAGTACTGCCTTAATAGCATTAGAAATTTCTTTTGCATCTTCTGTCTCAAGTGCCAAGACCAATAGTTTCTCTTCTTTAACTAAGAATGGCCTGTACTTGATTGGTTTTCCTGTAGATGGCAACTCAAGTTCATAAGTTGGTGTCGAAATAGTTGGTAAAGGCATAATAACCTATAGAAGTTTCAGTGTGATTATTTATTGCCCAAATGGTTGGACCACTAATGGTATTGTAGGTGAATTATTGAGTATAATATCATCAATATCACCACCACCAATAATATTATTAGGGATAAGTTCTGCCTCTCTTTCCTGTTGAAGTCTTGCTAACTCTGCAATACCAGGAGCATTTTGATTAACTTCAACAGGAGCAACAGAGGCACCACTTCTTTTCATCACATAACGAATGAAAGAGAATGATATATTACATTTTAAAATCTGTCCTTGATCATAAGACACAGGCATAGAAGTAATACTGATAGGGAATCCATACACAAAAGTATAGTCTAAAGTTCTTGTGGATCCATTAAAATGATGATCTCTTTCGAACTTTGTGAGATAGAAGTTCACTTTATAATCATTGGCATATGCCATTCTATGATGAACATAAGGACTTTCAAATTCAGTTCTTGTAAATGTACTGCCAACACCAGTGATATAATCAATCCAACTTTCAAAAAACTCCACAACTTTATAATCTCTATCAACATAAAAAGTCATGTCAGCAGTTTCATCATAGAGTCTACGGTAGACCATCTTCTCACTTACACCGTGATAATCATTCGTAACATCATGAGTTGCTAATGTAGAACCAGGAAGATTTGCTTCAGAACACAACAAAGAAATATTATCTACATCCAAAGGAGATACTCCTCTCTGAGATACAAAAGAGGAGACAGCAGCAGGAACAGGAATGGTTAAACGATATAAAGAAGTCTGAGCAAGATTAAGTAACCTTGACTTGATATCACTTGTTCTTAGTTTTTCTGGGCGGATACCTGCCATCTATAAATACTTTTACCGATATATTATGTATAATGGCAGAAAGCATTAAGAGTCGTTATAAACCTGAGTATCCAAAAAAGTATAAAGGTGATCCAAATAATATTATCTGTCGCAGTAGTTGGGAAAGAAAATTTTGTCGGTGGTGTGATTTAAATGAGAGTGTCTTGGAATGGGGATCTGAAGAGTTCTTTGTAAAATATTTTGATCCAGTTACAAACAGAGTTAGAAAATATTTCCCAGACTTTATCATAAAAGTTCGGGAACAGTCTGGTGAGATTAAAAAGTATGTGATTGAGATTAAACCGAAAAGACAAACGATGCCTCCTGTTCAAACAAGTAAAAAAAGAACAAGAACTTTTATTAATGAAGTAAAAACTTATGCAACTAATGAAGCAAAATGGAAGGCTGCCAAGGAGTTTTGTGCTGATAGAATGCTTGAGTTTCGTATCATCACAGAAAACGAGTTAGGTATCGGTTAATGGCACAAGGTTTCGGACAAGACGTTCAGAGACAATCACCAAGAATATCTCAACTTAAAAGAAAGTTGGATGGTTCTGAAGATGCCGACCTAATTATGATGAGTATTATGGAAGTATTCCGAGAAATAGAATACGTTCCTGATCCTGGTAACTATTATACTTTTATATACATACCTAAAACTCCAGATATTCAATACGATGAACACCCATTAGTTGCTGTAACCGAAGTACAACGATGGGGATTCCGTGGGTTTAATTATCACTGGAGAATGATGAGAAACTATACCTGGCAAGAAGTAGCAGGAGCACTTCATTTAGTAAAGTCAAATGAGATTGATTATCTTCGTTCATTACCTTATGGAAAAATCAGGACTAAATAGATAAAAAAGTCCATAATGGCTGAATCTAAACCATATCTTTTACCTAATACTCAGGGAAGATATGTTACGGTTACTGTTACGAATACCAATGGTTCCGTTTTTAGGATAAATGATGATGGAACTAGAACGATTTATGGTGACTATTCTGTAGAAAATGGAAATACGATATTAGAAGCATCTACATTTTCATCACCAGAGTTTCAAAGAAACTTAGCACAAAATTCTCAAGGATATAATCGCACAATCAGTGGTTCTATTTTAGAAGCAAACGGACAAACTAATTCACAACCAGATCCGAATGGTCCTGGAGCACCTGGAGGTTCTACTCCAACTAATAAAGATAGTAATGGTTCTCCAACTGCTCCCAGTGGTGGTGGAGGAATATTAAGATATCCTCTGAATAATACTAGAGGTTATGATTACTTATTAATAAGCACATATAGAAGAACACCAGCAGCAAATCTTTTAGGTGGAACTGGGTTTAATTTAGGTGATGTTGATGATGTTGCTGCAACTAAAGTTGGTGGTCCAGATATTGCCTTACCTATGCAACCAGGAATTTCGGATAGCAATTCCGTTGACTGGGGTGCTGATCAGTTAAATCCACTTCAACTAGCTGGAGCAAGAGTTGCCGCTGGTTTAATAGGAGGATTATCTAATCTTGATCTTGGAGGGGCTGGGGCAGAAGCTATGACACAAATAAAATCTTCTTTATCTCAAGCAGGATTAGATTTGACAGAAACCGATATTAAGGCATACTTTGCAGGTCAAGCAGTAGGGGCAAATATCTTTACTCGTGCTACTGGTAAGGTCATAAATCCAAACCTTGAGTTGTTATTCAGAGGACCACAACTTAGAACCTTTAATTATAACTACACTTTTACTCCACGAGATCCTGATGAAGCAAAAGTTATACGATCAATAATAAAGCACTTTAAGAAAAATATGGCAGTTCAAAGAAGCAATTCTGGACTGTTCTTAGAAACACCAAATATTTTTGAATTAAAGTACATATATTCTGGTGGTGGTCAACATCCATTCTTGAATAAAATTAAAAAATGTGCTCTTACAAACTTTAATGTTGAGTACACTCCAGATGGAAGTTATATGACATATAGAGATGGGTCTATGACTTCATATAACGTCAGTATGCAGTTCTCAGAACTCACTCCAATATATTCTGAAAATTACAAAGACACCGACGATATGGGTTACTAAAAATGGCAAGACCTTACTTCAGACAAGTTCCTAACTTTGAATATGTCAGCAGAAACTCTGGAGAACAAAACATCTCCGATTATATTGCTGTCAAAAATCTTTTCAAGAGAGGAAAGTTAAGAGATGATATCTTCGGAAATCTTAACTACTTCACAAAGTATAAGATCGTCGGTGATGAAAGACCTGATAATGTTGCATTTAAATTGTATGGAGATTCAACTCTTGATTGGGTTGTTCTTCTCTCCAATAACATTCTGAATATTCAAACAGAATGGCCTATGACTCAGAAAACCTTTGATCAAGTTATGCTTGAAAAATATGGTTCTTACGAAAATCTTTACTCTGGTATTCATCATTATGAAACAGAAGAAATTAGAGATTCTAAAGGAAGAATAGTTCTCAGAAGTGGACTCAGGATCTCACCAACTTGGAAAACAAACGGTAACTTTGTAGAGATTGTCAACTCTCAGATTGCTGTTATCTCATCAGGAGATTCAGTGAATCCTTCATCAACTGTAACTGTTTATCTTGTAAATGGTATTCCTGGATTGGAAATAGGAAGTCAAGTTGCAATCAATAATGTTACCGAGAATCAATACAATGGAAGACAAGTTGTAACAGAAATCCTTGCTCAGAATGGAAATGTTGTAACTGGTTTTAGATACAAACTATCATTTACTCCAAATATTGCATCTCCAACATTATCAAATCCAAGAAAAGAAGAAGCATTATTCTTAGTTCCAGAAACATCTGCAGTTACAGCAAACTCTTATTATTATGAGTATTGGGATGCTGGTCTTGGATATTCAGTCTATGTTCCATCAACTTCTTTTGTGTCAACAGTAACCAATCACGAATACGAACTTCAGATTCAACAAGAAAGAAGAAATATTTTTACTCTGAAACCACAATATCTGAATGTCATCTTTAATGATCTCGATGATATTATGCCATATAAAAAAGGTGGCAGTCAGTATGTGAATGCCACCTTGAAGAGAGGAGAAAATATTAGACTGTTTGAATAGATTTTTTATTCCAAGGAATCCTTCCTTTGGTTGCTTCACTTATTTTTCTTTTAGTTTCTTCAGAATGTTTCTTTCCAGGTTTACCTTTTCTTTCTTGATGAATTTTTCTAAGTCTTTCTATACCCTCTGGAGTTTGTCTCGGTTTTCCTTTATTAGACTCTCCAATTTTTCTTTTATGACTTTCACTAAGTTTTCTTCCTTTTAAGGAAGCACACATTTTTCTCCTTTCTTCATCCATAATAACACCAGAAACTCCATCACCACCATTTGTCTTATTGTGAAGGATTCCAGTTCCTAAATCTTTTCTTCCAAACACAGCAATCATATAGATTTCGTGCTTAAATGCTTCTTCTTCAGTTAGATTTTGTTTGAGGAACATTCTTTTATTTTTTTCTGGTGGATAAAATCCATTATGCTTTTGGTGGATTCTTCTACCTTTACCTTTACCAACATAATAAGGAGTTCCATCTTCACGCAAATAGGCGTAAGTGTAATAATTCATAATTCTACTCTGTAAGTCGCAATATTATTTATACAAGAAAAGGTGCCGAAGCACCCTTTCCACCCATAATGCGACTTACAGGTAATGTTATTTAGTCGTTGGCTAAACGAGAAAAATATGCCATCGCATCATCTTCATCCTCATCAGAAGTTTCAATCTTAGGAAGTGAAGGAGACTTGCTGCGAGCAAAGGATTGCTCCAGTTCTGCAATCACATTCTCTTCCTTAGAAGGAGTTTGAGTGTAAGATTCATACTCATCTTCCTGCTCTTGAACAGCAGCACGAGCAGACTTCTGACCCAGAACATACTTCAGACGCTTCTCAAGATCCTCATAAGACTTGAACTGATCAGGAGCAACGATAGCAGAGAGAGAATACTCTTTCTTCCAAAGTGCTTCAAGTGCGTCATCATCATCCAGCAGTGCAGAAGGAGAATCAAACTCAGACTTATCATAGTTCCAGTAACCTTCAACCTTACGAATCTTCAGACGGAAGTTTGCTCCACCCCAGAAATCAAAAGGATTGATAGGTTCTTCATCTTCAAACTCAGGTTGCATTGCATTCAGGATCTTATCAAAGATCTTCTTACCAAACTTGAACAGGAAGACTTTACCTTCGTTCTCAGGATGGGCAGGATCCTTTACAACGTAGATGTTTGCAAAGTAAGACAGTTTGCGCTTCTGCTTACGAACAGTTTCTTTATCCTTCTCACTACCACTGTTCCAGAGTTCACGGTTGTGCTCGGACACAGGATCCTTCTGACCAATAGTAGTCAGAGAGTTCTCGATGTACCAACCACCGTTACCTTGGAATGCATGAGAATACATCTTGACCCAGGGGAGTTCTTCACCTTCAGGTGCAGGAAGGAAACGAATAATTGCGGAACCAACACCAGTCTTATCCATTTCTGGTTTCCAGAAACGTTCATCAGCACCACCAGAACCAGTGCTCATTTTTTCTACTTCCTTCACCAGTTTCTCAGTGAGAGAACCCAGTTTAGATTGCTTTTTCAGATTTTCGAAAGACATTTGTATACCTCGGATTGTTTGGATTTGGCCTTTGTGTACCCCATCAGTCTACAGGTCGGAACCTGTCTTGTCAATACGTTCCTTCATGGTCTCCAGCAGTTGTGTCATGTTGTTAAAAATGACATTCATATCAACATGAGGAGGAAGACCCATCATCTGAGCAGACTCTTTGATTCTTTCTTTCATCTTGATTGCCTCAGGATCATCAGAAAGTTTCAAACGAGTATAAAGAATCTGTTGTTTGTTTAACAGTTTTTCCAGAAGAGAAACATGAAACAACTTTTCCTCCTTTGTCATTCGAGGAAATTCAAATACATTTCTGTATACATCTTCTTGTAATGTTGAGATTTCAGCCATCTCAGCACGAACAAGATCGGAATCAAAAAAACTCATGTTCCTCCAACAATCTGCTTGAGTATCTTTTTGTAATGGAATACATCTATATGTAGGAACGGAGAATATTTTTTCATTTTCAAACTGACGGTTTCCCACACAGGATCTTTTAATTTCTTATCAAAGTTTTTCCCGAACAGGAATATTTTGTCGTATATGACTAGTGTTTCTATGCTAATTTTCCCGATCAGGAACATCTTTAAAAGGGGTGGATGTCCCTTAGAACAGTCAAAGACTTCTTCAAACTTATTTTCAAATAGTTGTTGAGACTCTTCCTTAAACAAATAGGATAGAGATTGTATTCTTTTTTGCCAAGACTTATATCGAGATTCCCCCTCTTTAATCATCTCTCCAATCCATACAGTCTGAGGATCAGTACAACTTACAAAGTTTGCTACAAAGAAATCTATCACTTCCTTATCTTCTTTCTGTCGTGATAGTTTCTCAAACCAATAACGATCCTTCCTCTTGTAGAAGGACTGAAGAGATGCACGACTTTTACCTTGATACTTGTGATAATCGTAAGAATCTTTTGTAAAGTGATTCTTTAGGGCAAGGTAAGTCTTATAAGTATCAAAAGGCACCATTCAAAAAAGTAATATAGTGATTTTTTGCCGGGAATTTTTTCCCCCTAAAATGGAATTAAAAGACTAATCTGGCACGAGAAGTCTTCTTAAGGAAGTTTAACTCCATAGCCTCGTACTTGATCTTTTCCTTAAGAGGTTTGGAAATAAGTTTCGGAACAGACTCAACATCAATGCTATTCTTTTCACAGAAGTGAACGATAGCATCAATGTAATTCATGTCTTCATTATGTTGCACGAGATTCTCGATCTCTTGGGCAAATCGAGAAGGGCAGAAAAACTTATTCTCTAATGCTTTTTCTAATTCATTCTCCATTTGACCTAACACAGTGATGTACAATCTTTTTCCTCAACTTTTGTTCATTCTAACATATAAAAATATAAAGTCAAGAAACCTGCTGGAGTTTATCGTTAACAAATTTCTTGATGTATTGTGTAAGCAGTCTTATGTATTTTGTTTTGTCGTATTCTTCGTAAACTTCTACTTCTCCATTTTCACAAGTCATGATAATCACGAACTTCTTTACGGATAATCCAGTGAGTTCATGAAGCATACAAGCATATGCGCAGCACTGAACAAAGTATCCGTCAATCCACTCTCGTGGTTTTGGTTGTTTAGAAGTTTTAAAATCGATGATTGATAGTTCTCCATCAAATTCAGCAATACAATCTACAGTGCCAGCAACACCTAAGTATTGACTATAAAGAGAACCTTCAAGAGCATAAATATTATTTATACGATTAAGAGCAGGTTTTGCAATCTTAAATAAGTGTTCGGAAATCGGTTGAACATCGGATAAATTCCGATTATGTAAGTAATCTTCAACAAGTGTATGAAGATCTGTTCCCCGACTTGTAGCCTTACGAGTAATCTTATCTGCTTCCTCTTCACCAACCTTGGCTCTCCAAGAAGCAAACTTTTCTTTACTATAATGACTGATGACAGAAGTGATAGAAACGAACTTTTGGAGTTCTTCTAAGGTAGGAACCTTATAATAACGAACTCCATCAATCATCTCCCTCTCAAGTTGAGGGAGATTCAATTCAACATGATTAAACATCAGAGATTCAATTCCATTTTAGCAACAAGATATTCCTTACACAAACCTGAACGAACAATATCTTCTACACCAAACTCAATCATAGACATAGAAGGCATGACTCTCAGAATACGCATGAAGTCAACGATACCATTGCGTTCATTAGTCTTCACGAGGTCCGACTGAGTTGCATCACCACAGAACATGATTTTAGAGTTCTCACCAACACGGGTGATAATCGAATCAAGTTCGTGGAAGTTCAAGTTTTGAAATTCATCTACAATAATGATTGCATTGTCCAGAGTAGTTCCCCGAATAAAAGAAGTACTCCAAAAACTAATCGTTCCTTGAGTTTTGAGGTTCCCATAGAGCATTTCGAAAGCAGAATCGTCTGGCATTTCGAACATGTATTTAACCATGTTCTTATAAGGAATCTGATAAAGACTTGACTTATCTTCGTGGTCTCCAGGTAGGAATCCAATCTCTCGTGTTGCTACCAGAGAACGAACAAGATAAATCTTTTCGTAAGGAGTCTTCTCATCAAGAACATCACGCAGAGCATTGTAAAGTGTGATGAAAGTCTTACCAGTACCAGCAGCACCGTAAGCTACAACATTTTGTTCAAGTTTATATTGTTTAAATAATGCCTCCTGATTATCTGTCAAAGGATCAATCGTCTTCATTATGTCGAGATTGATTGGCTTCTTGCGTTTCATTTGTCTGTTGCTCATTCCAAATGGTACAGGATTCGGTGCTCTTTTACGTGCCATATATTAAATTTTAAAAGGTTTTACAGTTGCTCCAGGCATTTTTGAAGCCTTACGAAGGACTTCATTCCACCCTGGATTTTTCTTGACAAGTTTTTCTTGCCACTCACCCACCTCACCAACTCCAGCACATCCTTGAGACCAGTCTTTGTCCCAATCTGGGTTATCCTTTCTCCATTGTTCATAATCAGCAACTGACATAACAAGTTCTTGTGTATCACCTGTCTTTAAATTTTTAACTGGATATACTGGCATGATTTAAAATAATGTATAGGGATATTTATTCGATAGTAATAGATGGGGCATCAACACATTCAGAGCATCCCTCACGAGTCCAACCAAGTGCTTCAGATACAGCAGGGAACTGGCAAGTGAAGATACAACGAACGAGTTCTGCAATCTCCATGTGTTCCTTCTGTGTACCATGAGCAGATCGCAGATCGATATAATGGATCCACGACCTTACAGAACCGGTCATATAGAGTCTTGTGGGGGTCGCCAAGGGCAGTACAAACCTTGCACACTCCTTTGCCACACCTTTATCAAGAAGACGATTGTAGAGTCGCAGAGCATTCTCAAAATGAACTCGGATATCTTCTGTCAGAGTCAGTTTTAAATAGTCAGGAATATCATCAATACTGTTCTGACGATTCTTAGTGTCCTGACGACGAAGTTCAGGAAGAGGAATTGTCTTATTCAGAAGATTAGTATCAGCATATCGTTGCGAAAATTCTTGATATGTGAAGGACCTATGGCGCAAAATTTGTGCTGCAATACCACGAGTCGTATTGATCTCTACAGTCATTGATGCTTGCTCAAAGATGCTCCAGTGCTGATGCTGAATACAATACTTGAGTAGTCCAGAGAACTTTTCATTCTCCTGATTGGCAGGGTTACTTACGCGAGCACAATATGCCATGTGCTTTTCTGCGT